GTCCTGGGGCCACTGCAGACCGACTCCGCGGAAACGCGAAGTTTGATATGCAGGAATGGCCCCTGAGGCTCAATCATAGTTTTCCTTGTGAAGACTATATTGTTCCTAATGACCGCGAGGAGTTCCTCTCAAGGTTCTCCTCGCCGCTACCGTCTGATCCAGATCTTGCATTGGATGGTGTGGTAGTCACTTTCCCCTACCCGGAACAGGAGCGACCTGTAAAGGTTACTCTCGTTCCTAAAACGCTGGAAAAGCCTAGGATTATTGCTATTGAGCCTACTGCTATGCAGTATACTCAGCAAGCTTTGCTTGAGCAATTTGTCCATGGTCTTGAAAGCCGTTTCGTTAGAAGCAAATATTTTTCTTCTGCTTTTAACCGGGTTTTCAAGATGATCGGATTCACAGACCAAGTCCCTAACCAGGATATGGCTAGAGAGGGTTCTCTTAATGGAGAGCTTGCCACACTCGATCTGAGTGAGGCATCCGACCGCGTTTCCAATCTGCATGTAATGGCTATGTTCTCTAGGTTTCCACAGTTACTCGTGGCAATCCAAGATTGCAGATCCACCAAGGCAGTTGTTCCTAGCGGGGAAATAATTCCCTTAGCTAAGTTCGCGTCTATGGGTAGTGCTCTATGTTTCCCGATGGAGGCGATGGTATTTCTTACCATTATCTTCCTAGGGATCCAAAAGGAGCTCAACCGAACCCTGACAGAGAAGGATATACTTTCTTTCTCTGACCGGGTGCGCGTCTACGGTGATGATTTAATCATTCCCGTAGAATATGTGCAATCCGTTTCTGATTACCTTGTCCTTTTAGGGTACAAGGTGAATAACACAAAATCATTCTGGACCGGAAGGTTCAGGGAGAGTTGTGGAAAGGAATTTTTCGCGGGCGTCGATGTTTCTATCGAACGCGTACGCATGGAATTCCCCCAGAAACGGTCTGACGTTCAGGAGATTATATCATTAGTAAGCCTCCGTAACCGGCTAGCAAAAGTCGGTTACCTTGACACTGCTGATTGGTTGGATAAGCGAGTGGAGAAATTGCTTCCCCATTATCCGCTTGTGCTTCCAACATCTCCTGTTTTGGGTCGCCATTCA